AAAAGTCAACCGCTCAATAAAGGTAGAAGCATTGAAAGACTTTCCGCTACCACGCCCACCGGTGATAAGAATTATAAATTTTTCCTTATCCTCGTATAATGGATGGTAAATTTCTTGAGGTACTATCATTTCAGCTTGTCTTTAATCCAAGAATCAATGTTGATGCCGTGCTCTATGTCTGTTGGAATATCAGCATCTTCATCAATTCTTGGAGCTGGTTTATTCCATTGTTCAGGCTTGCGATTTTTAAGCCAAAAGATACTAGCCGTTGTGTCAGGAGGAATCTCTTGTTCTAATTCCACAATTTCTATCCTTTCATTTTCACACCGCCTACCATTTTCATCGTAATAAACATCTTTCACCTTGATAGCCTGCTGGACTTTTACTTTCATTCCGGTAGCTTTCGTGTAAAGAGTGTTTTCTACTTTCAACTCAAGAGGCGCACGCCCGTTTTTTAATGCTTTGGATAATTCGGGGATTTTACCTTTCAATTCAGAGAAATACGTTTCATTGTAGCCGATGTTTGCAGCAATTTGCTTATCGTCTAATCCATCTCTCGCCCATCCTTCTATACGAATGAGATTATGGGGGTCTTTAAAGTCAAACTTCGGCTTTGCCATATTAATCTACTCTCTCTACCATATCCGATAAAACTTCACCTTTGATATACTTTTCTTGCGGTCTAAATCCGAACCGTTGCAAAAACACTTCTTTATTACTTTGGTTACTGAAAGTAAGAACTACGAATGTATCTACTGATTCTTCATTCTTTGTTTGAGAATGGTTCATTACAGCTTTTCGCATCTCACGTTTATTGTCGTAAATTTCGTTATTCAACTTCATAACCTCCTTATCTGCTTCGCTTGGTTCTTCTATTGAGGGTAAATCTACTTCAACCCCTAAAATACCAACATCGTTAATATCAAGACCCGCGCACTCGAAATCTATATCACTCAACATTGAAGCCAAAATATCTGTATCAAATTCACCCTGAACTTTTGTATTGTTGAAAAATATATTTTGTTCCTTTTCTTCTTTCTCGGACAAATCTATCATAGCAACTGTCAGGTTATAGTCCTTTTTCCTTTCAAGCGAATCAAGGATAGATATACGCTGATGCCCTGACACTATATTCATCGTGTTTTTATTCACCACAATAGTATCAAGAAGTCCCACTCGTTTTATATTATCTTTCAACTTCTTCTTGGCTGAATCTGATATTTTTCGAGGGTTATATTCTGCATTTTTAATTTGCCCACGATTAATAGTAGCAGTTTCAAATTTCTGATATTTACTAACTTCCTCCATACTTGGCTTCTATTAAATTAAATTCTTTGATAATCTTCTTGTAATCCTTCGGATAATGTTCTTTAATGTACAATATTGTTTCAGGGCGGAAATTAATACCCGAACTACCTCTTTTACTCCCCAGCTTCAGCGGTTCCGGTAGTTTATGCAACTTGATATACGAAAGACAATCTTTATTAGTCCAGTTCACGATAGGATAATACTTTTCATAATCAAAATGAATATCTGACTTGGCGGCTTTGTTAAACATGCCTCTACGGACGAAAGAATCAGATATCTTCATTCCATATACGACAACTTCAGTTTGATACTTAATTTTTAGATAGTCTTCAATATCACGTAGCTTCAACCTTTTTAGCCCATCGAGATGCTTCGCACTTAATAAACCTTGCATTTTGAAGTTGTATAAATCAGTATGAGGCAACTGAACTACCTCGACATTTCCATAAGAGCGTGCCCAATTAAAGAAAGGTTCTACTATATCCAGCCCTTTCACATGGTACAAAAAGCAACATACAACCTTTTTAAACTGACTTTGAAGCAAATGCAACAAGACAATGCTATCTTTGCCAGTCGCAGAAAAAAACAATATCGCCGTATCACTTTTCTGTGATGCGTGCAATATTGTTTCTTTCGTTTTCTGCATAATCAAGGCGTTCATTAATCACCTCCAAATGCAACAACAAGGTCAGAACGCTTTTGCGCCCTTGTTCCAAACCCTGATTGATGACCTACTGCCGCTTTACCGGCATTTACCCTACGCCCACGGTTACTAATACCTGTGGTACGATTGATTCTTCTTTTAATTTCTCCGACTCAGCCTATTTTTCACCTTTAAATATTTCTACTATATTGCCTAACTCAAACACTATATGCGCTATGGCGTATTCTTTACCTTTTTCTGTTCCAGTGATAAAATCACCGTTTTCATCAAATAGAAACTCCACACGAGCATCTTTTACTTCAACGATAAGATATGGGCGTTTACCTTTATATTCGCCTGTAACCAGTTTAAGCTTATCATACGATTTAGCTTTAACCATTACTTCTGAATCACCATCTGGAATATCTTCTTCTCTCTCATATTCTTTACCATCAACGATAAAAGAAACGTAATTTTCAACATTACTTGGCTTTATTTCTCGCCTCTCAAAACCTTTTTTACCAGAAAGAATCTCATCAAAAAACTTTTGCTTAATACTAAGCGTTAAAATGTTCATAATCGTGTCATTTTTTTAATTAATATTCATAGTTGCGGAAACAGGACTCGAACCTGTGCCCCCCACCAAGTCAAAGTGGTAAGCTAACCAACTGCTCCATTCCGCGATAGTACCCCAAAGATACTACCACAACCGAAGATAACGAAATATCTTCAATCGTTATACACGACAATCGGCTTATTGTCGTGAACTAAGCCATTTGTCCCGTCTTTCTCTACATGCCTCTAAAGTAGGCGCACAACAAGCAAACAGTTCGCCACTTTCAGTACGGTAGTCGTACTGGTACATTCTCACTCTCTTACCTCTCAACTTTGTTGTGTAGGTAGTGTAATTCTCTTTACCTGGCTGGCATACGCTGCAACCGTTCTTGTTTATTGAGTTCATAAGCTATATGATTTAATGATTTACTTATAAATGATATACAGATACTACGTGACTGCAAAAATCTCCATCACCATAAGCTATGATTTCGTATTTATCACCTTTCATATCGACAATGGTGTAATTCATATCCCTTTCGATTACTTCATAATCACCAGGTAAATGATTCTCTATAAAATCATCCATTGAATCCGAATTTGTAAAAAGGGCATATTCTGTTTGCCATCTGTAATATTGCAGACCGTCCAAGACCATTTGTTTAGTCAACATAATCATTTTTTACTTAATGCGTTGGCAATACTTGTTTTTAACAGTTCAATCCACTTAAGATTAAACTCTCTTTCTTCTGGAGAGTTAGTCTCGTTTTCTTTTCGTAATTGAGCTATAAGTAGGGATATTTCTTTTGCGTCCATAATAATCTATATTTAATGTTTCACATTCAATCTCTCTTCACTCGTATAAGCCACAACAAGACCGGTTTCATCATGCTGTATTGTTATGTACTCCTCACCCCTCTCTATAGTAGAGAAGTCGTACGGCGTACATAGCTTACCCAACACTTTGCCCAGTTGTTTCATCAGTGGGGCTTCAGGGCTGATAACTAAAACTAAATCTGCTTTCATAATCGTGTATATTGTGGTAGCCCGAAGGCTACCGGATTAAACTTAGAATTTCTCTATTTTAAGATTGTCGTTAATGACGAACATACGTCCACACTCTAAAATCACGTGGGTATCTGTAATTCGCTTGATTACTCTTACTACATCATCGTGCGATATGCGTGGCGTACCGTCTGCATGACAGCCATTAGACAAATCACCTGATACTCTATATCTCAAACCTACTGTAACTTCATTTACGTTCATAATCTTATATATTGCGCAGGGCTTTTACCCTGCTGGTTAAACTTATAATATCGTAATCTCTTTGTTGCCTATCTCTGTATCTACATTCAGAACCTCGTACTTTTGAGCCTTGTAGTTATAAACAACTTCACAGGTATTGAAGCCTCTGCCATCTTCTCTTTGGTCATAAACAGTATTTATATGCTGATACATTTTATTGCCTAACATGAAGTTTATCTTACCTGATGTACAGAAGTAGAATGCTACTGCATACTTCAATGTTTTCTTTTCATCAATCTTCTTTGTTGCCATGATCGTATATTTAAGCGTTAATACCAATTGTGTTTCTCATAAAGTCACTTGCTTGCTCTACTGACATACCCAGCTTCTTTTGAATCAAAATGAGCATACAGCTTACTTGTTCTTTTGTGTTCAAATTGCCTTGTACAAACTCTGACATGATGAACTTCTCTATTGTTCTTTGTTTAATTACTGATGCTGCCATAATCGTATATCTTTTAATTGTTATTACTTCTTGTTTGATGATGCAAATGTATGGGTTTATAATTACACTTCAAATAGAATAAAGATAAAAATGTAGCTGTTTAATAAACATTAGCAAAAACACAATTGTAAGGGTATACAATTACATATTTATTAATAAATCAATCTTCTTGATGCAATAAACAGCTACTTTTATTGCATTATTGATTTTATCATATTATATTTGTTCCGTTTATTATAATATACATTTGAAATGGATATAAAAAGCATCATTAAAGAAAAGGGCTACACCATTCAGGATGTAGCAAAAAAGATGGGTGTAAATAGAGTAACTCTTACTCTTACCTTACAAGGAAATCCCACCTACAAAAAGTTGAAAGAGATAGCCGACGCCATTGATTGCAATATAGTTGACTTCTTCCGAGACGAAACAAATAACTCTTCCACTTGTAAAGGAGAAGATAGTGAACTCACCGCCCTTATCCAGTATAAAGAAAACTTCTACAAAGCCGATACGATAGAGGAGCTAAAGAAAATTGTGGCTGAGATTGAAGAAAAACAGTAAATCACTTGTTCTGCAACTGTAAAATAGTTACATTTGCATAAACCATTAAATTATGGGTACAAAAGAGAAGTTGATAGAACGCTTTAAAAGCCAGCCAAAAGATTTTAATTGGGATGAGCTTGTACGCTTGTTCTCCATTTTCGGATATAAGATAGATAACAAAGGAAAAACAAGTGGGTCACGTGTCATTTTCGCAAAAGGGGAAAGCTCGTACACTGCGCATAAGCCACATCCAGGAAGTATCGTAAAAGGGTATGTAATGAAACAAGTATTTGAATTTCTGACTAAAAATAAATTAATATGAAAACATTGACTTACAAAGGTTACATAGGAAGTATTGAGATAAGCGATGAAGATAATTGCCTATTTGGAAAAGTCCTTGATTTGCCAAAAGATACAATGATTTCGTATGAAGGTGAAACTGTATCTGAATTGAAAGAGGATTTTAAAGGAGCTGTGGATGATTATATAGCATATTGTAAGGAAGCCGGAATTACACCGCGTAAAAGTTATTCTGGTTCCCTGAACATACGAATTTCCCCAGAGGTACATAGCAAAATTGCCATTCTCGCCCAACAGGCTGGAATATCAATAAACGCTTTTATTAAATCAGCCGTAGAAAAGCAAGTTGCAACTATGTTATAAACAACCATGGATAAAAAAGAACTCTTTATTTGTGAATGCAACAGCATCGAACATCAGATTGTGATGTCATATTTTGAGGATGAAAAGGAAGTATATTGCAACGTACACTTAAAACCCGAAAGAAATGTACTCAAACGAATTATCCATGCTGTTAAGTACATATTTGGTCATCGAAGTGCATATGGAGATTTTGACGAATTTATTTTCAATCCTAAAGATGCAGATAGGTTGCAAAGTGTTGTTGACCATTTGAGAACAGAAAAGCCGGAGCACTAAACTCCGGCTCATTAATTGATTAGCCCTTTGATTCTTAACCGATTTACGATTTCGGTGTAAAGATACTCTATATCCCCACTGAAATCCCCATAGTTCTGATACAAAAACACGACATCCGCACAGTTGTCGGAAATGGTACATTCTGATTGAACACCAAGAACCCTTGCTAATTCAGGTCGTAACCCTGCTGTCATTTTTCCACCGGCAAGCGAGCTTGGAGAAAACAGATACAGGATAATGAAAATGAACTTCTTCCGCTGGGTTACACTGTCAATATTCGGTGGACATCCTCTCTCATTCAGCAACTCAACGAATATCTTGTAGATTTCATGGATAAGGCTTTTGTCTTTCAAAATTGGGGCGGTCAAGGCGTTTTCTTCCTCTGAAAGTTCTGATTTCTCAATACGAATCTTTTTAAGACGAATTATTTTGTTAAAATCCAGTTCCATAACACGATTATTTTAAAAGTAAATAGTATATTTGCATCATAATCGTGTGAGGGAGGATTGAGTGGTCGTGCGCTTGGTTCTCCTTTTTTTTATTTTACAGAGTTATTCTTTTCCTGAATAATCCGATTTTGCTCGTTCACCTCCCTACCCCATATCATAGCGGAATAGATGGCTTTTGCATACAAAAAGAGTTCCTCACGACTGGTAAGGAACTCAACTCGAAGGGCTGCACATTTCGCATCAGTCCAGACATTTTCATTTCTACTCATTGACTATTTGTTAATTTTATAAATCTATTACGTTAATGGTTAACATACATATCCGCTTGCTAAACCATGTTATAAGATGGCTGAACAAAGGCTCATAATTTGCATAACTTCCACAAATCCGTACCTTTGCAATGTGTTTTTCATAGTATTAGATTAAGGTTAATAAAAAAGATTGGCTGTCTGGGAAGATAGCCTTTTTTTGTAACCATTGGCAATATCTTTTCTTTATTAATCACCTGGTCGTTCATACCGTTTCTTCAATTGTTTCAAGACTATTTCCATACCGTTATCCAACCCTTTCTTATAGCCGGACATATGTTCACCTATGTTGTAAATCAAACATCCTACAACAAAAAGGACAACCCCTAAAGCTCTATGCCAATAAGGGAGTGATATGCTGAACGGCGAAAATGTCAACCGGAAATGCCCGATGAATAATACTGCGATGACGAATATCGCAATAAAGAAAATGAGGTCTGTTTTCATGTCAATTGCCGTATAGAATATCCAACAACTCTTTCGCTTTCTTATAGGTATCAAAGCCTTTAATGTTCGTCCACCCATACGAAAGACGGCTTTCTTTTCTGACTTGTACAAAATACGTAGTTATTGGAATACAGCCGCTATATTTTGTTTCTCTTACAATCCTATATCTTTCCATATTAAATACTGTTAACGCATAAGAAACAACACAGCAGCTACAGCCCAACCGGACAAAGCAATCATATAAAGTACAAATTTTGTATAACCAATCCATTTAGCTTCCCGATTGAATTTGTTTATCGCTCCTTTTAAGTCTCCAAACCGTTCTTCAATGTCCCACATTACATTTTCTTTGACAATTTTCCTAAATCTCTCCCGTACATTCTCTGGAATGTAGAACCTGTTATCTTTATAGAAGAGATATGTAGAGCAATCAATACGACAGTAGTCATTATAATCTCTTCCAGTGTCTATCTTGATTGTTATTTCTGCCACGCCTTTTTCTTTCCATAGGTCAATGGCGTGTTTCTCAATTTCTTTCTCATTGAGCTTGGCAAGGTCTGCAAGCTTGTTATAATCGTATTCGTCTAACTGTACAATCTTTCTCATAATTAATTAATCCGTTTCAGTACATCCTTGTTGGCTTCGAGTATCTCATCGAAAGAAGGGATAGGCATCCAAGCTACTGGTTCCCATAATGGAGGTATGCTGCTCATTGAACTATAAATAGGACTGTCTTTGTATACATCATTGATATAACCGTCCATACAGAACCATACTCCATTACAGTATGTGCCATTAAATATTGCGCCATGCTTGCACATGATAATGATATTCTCATTTTCTTCCGGCAACTGTTCCTTAACGCTTATCCACGGTGATTGCTTTGCCTGCCATTCGGCACCCTTTATAAATGCAGCTTCTGCAATTTCATCATATGTAATCCCATGATTAGGGCACTCATCTATTGAGTGATATTGGGCATATACACCTATTGATTGGGCAGTTGTACGTCTGCACTCTTTAGCTGCTTCTTCTACTGTCTGTTTCATTTCTTACCCTCCTTATCAAATTCGGATAATGCCTGCTCACAAAACTTGACCTGCTCCAAAGCATAATCCCTCTTATAGGTTACTATATCACGTGTTGTATAGTCCGTATAACATCGGTCTATAATGCTTTTAATATAAAATCTCACTGGCTGCTCACAATGGTTCAGAAGAATCACGTATTCATCATTTCTCGGATGAAAGCACAAAAAACGATAATAATTCACTTCACCATTTAGGCATTCAATCAGTTTTTCATCTGTCTTTAGATTTTCAATGTCTTCTATATTTCTTATTGGTCTCATAATTCAATATTTTTTATTATTTTTTCTATTCCGCTCGCTCTGTACCTCTGCCATACACATCTTGCACCATGACGCTTTCAGATGGTATTCCTTACCGTTACGACGGGCTATTCTATCGAAAAACCGGGATAATGGAAGTGCTCTACCACAACGGGTGCACAGTTTACGCTCCACTCCGTCAACGACCACCCGGTTACGGGGTTTCCTCCTCACGATTTCACATGGTCCGCATTCGGACGCACCGTACCTCCTGCAATAGGCAAGTGAGTGCTTGCCGCACTTGGCGAAGGAGGTGCAATCCGAACGGGGAACTATCTGGTGAATGTTCATACGGCATCATTCATTAAGTCGAACAATGTGGGTGCGCTGACCTCCATCTCTGCCTCATACAGATATGAAAGACTATCTTTCCAGTAGTCGTAATTGAGTTCGGTTGACAGACCTTTCCTCCCCAGATTGATAGCGCAATATGGAACAGTGCCGATACCTCCGAAGGGGTCAAACACCAGTTCACCCCTGTTTGAATACCGTTCAATCAATCTTTCGACAATATCTAACTGAAGGGGGCAGATGTGGTTCTGCCGTTTCTTCTGCGACTGCTTGGTATTGAGCGTGCGCATCCGGGTGACATCATCCCATATCCAGGGCTTCTTGCTTACCGGGTCAACGGCCATGAATGTCTTTGGCAGTTTTCCGTATGCCTCCAGCTCTTCGGCGAATGATACGTGTTCCTCATAATCATAGACGTGCCCACGCTCGTAGTTCCTGAATAGGTGGCGTATCTTATCTATTCCGGCTCCTTTCATGTCCTCATAGCTCAATAGAGAGTTACCAGAAGATTTCCAACTTGCATGGGCATCTATCTGCCAACGGGCCAACGAATATTCGCTTTTGTTCTTGGTCACCGGCAAATCAGCATAGGCCCGTGAGGTGTCGGAAGGCAACTTGCGGAAAAGAAGGACATACTCAGGACAACCGATACCCATCTTTGAACCGTCCTTGCACATCTCCGTATATCCAAGCCGATAAGTCTGGTTGTTCTCCCTTACCACATCCGTATCCACCGTGATGCGCCCCATGTAGCGGAACCCGTGTTTCATGTAGTGGAATACAGTCATTTCACTGAACGGGTCGATGGTGGGCATACCGTCACCAGTGGCGTTGCCGAACAAAACACGGTCTTTCACATGGATGCAAGCTAACCTACCGGGTTTAAGAATACGCATAAGCTCCGGTGTAAGATAATCCATCTGCTCGAAGAACTTGCCGTTGTCCTCATTATGCCCGAAGTCGTTATAGGTCGGAGTGTACTCATAGTGGTTGGAGAACGGGATGCTGGTTACAATCAAGTCCACCGAATTACTTTCCATAGTCTGGCATTCAAGAACATTGTCATTATTGATTGCCCTCCACAGTTTGCCGGACTTTTCTTCCCTGCTGGCAAACATCCACCGCATCATCTTCTCCTCTGCCTGCAAGCCGAACAAACCGTTCTCGCGGACTATATCGGTCATCTTGGCTACCATCTCGCGGTGTTGCGCCCACTTCTGCATGAAGCTCTTGTATATCTCTCCCTCACTTTCCGCATAGACCAGATAAAGGTCAACCGGATGCTGCTGCATGAAACGGTAGATACGGGCTATCGCCTGGAACTTGTCGTTAAAACGGTAGTCAATGAACATGATTGCCTTATGGCAGTGGTACTGGAAGTTCAAACCTTCACCAAGCATCTCCGGTTTGGCAGCCAGATATTTCAGACGGCCGTCCTTAAAGTCCGCTATCACTTCGTCGGCTTCCTCATCATCCTGCGAGCCGTACACAGCCTTACATCCGGGTATGGCGTCACACAAAGCCTTCCGTTCATTCTCCAGGTCATGCCATAAAAGGAAATGGTCGTCTTTGTTTTCAGGACGGTTAATGATTTCCACCACACGGGCAATCTTTTCCTGCATGTTGTCCCGACGTTCTTTCGCTGCGTCGGCAAGTCCGAGAGCAGCCTCACGGAACATCTTCACTTGTCCGTCACGGTCGGTTCCGGCAGTGGAGTTATCAACACTAACCACTTCTTCATGTACACGCAGTTCCGGCAATTCATATCCGGTATCGGGGTAACCAAGGTCGGACGGTCTGGTGAGGAACAACGCCCATGTACTTACCCACAACCAGAACTCCTTCTCCTTGTGCGGATAAAGGGTAAGGTTATTCGCCTTCGTGCTGTCACGCTGAAAGAAACGGGTAAGCGCCTGCCCGGTATCCATCACACCGAGATAACCGGCATAATGTATCAGCTCCTTGTATCTATTGGGCGATGGCGTGGCGGTGGCGACAAAGCGGTAGGGAACATCCGCAAACAAGGGAAGGAACTCCTGGTAGGTCTTGGTACCGAAACCACGTAATACGCTCGCTTCATCCAATGATGTTGCGGTGAAGGAGGAAGGTTCTATTCTTACACCATCTTCACCGTCGCGCACACGCTCGTAGTTCGTAACCATGATGTCAGTCGGGCATATCATCACATCAGCCATAGTTCGTACATAGGTCACTTTCATGTGCAGATGTTGTTCCGCTTGTGTAAGGAACTCAACCACTACACGTTTAGGACAAACTATCAGCCCTTTGCCGCCTTTGTGTTTCAGGACTACCCGAAGTATCTCCAACTGAGTAACGGTTTTCTGCATACCGAAACTGGAGAATATCGCACGGCAACCACCGGACACCGCCCAGCGAACAGTATCTTTCACATGGGGATATAACGACGGTGTCAGTTCATCCGGATTGACCTCGAACCCGGTCTGACGGCTGATGGCCATCTTGTCTTTTAAAAATTCTATATATTCTTTCATTAAGCTACTTCTTTTAATTTCTTCAATCTTAAATCTCTAAGTTTTGCACAAAGTGCTTCGGCATTCTTCTTTGCCTGTGTAACCTCTACCGCATTTCCGATAAACTTCTTCTGGTCAGCTTGTGTACCAACTAACACATAATCTTCCGGAAAGCCCATGATACGTTTTAGTTCAGGAATGCGAAGCATCCGCATTTTAATATCCACTATGCCATACAGTGCCATGAACTCCTTTATCTTCACGGTCATAGGACTATCATTGTCGTAGATTTCAATCGCTATCTGACCGCTTTCTGTTGCTACCAGATAGGGCGGCATCTTATCCATTCGTGCTATCAGGGTGAAGCAGGGGTTATCAACGGAGCCGCCAGCACTGTTGAACTGTGGATTCATCAGATAATGCCATTTCCGGTTTGCGGTTATTGTCTGTGCCGGTTCCTCTATGTTGCTACCAATATTTGAGAAAGAAGTATTCATAATCCAAGGCTTGCATGTTATAAGTTTTTGCTTGGGATTGGTTAAAATTGCCGGACAAATATTGTCAATACTTGTATGTTGTCCTCCGCCGGAATACTCATTGGCGATAAACCTTGGAGTTACTAATGATAATCTGTCTTTTGTTGTAACTGTCGCAGACGGCTCGTTTACCGAACGATTAAAGCCGTTCCCATAGTGCGCTGATACGAAGGCATGATGGTCCCTGCATGTGATTGTTCCGGCAGGCTCTTCCACTGATACATTCTTGCTTTCGGGATGTCCGCTGAATTGTTTGGAAAGAAAGCAAACTTGCGCTACTCCAAGTCTGTTTTGTGTTGTTACCACCGGACATGGTTCGTCAATCCCAGGAGCGTTATATTTCCCCGTACGGTTCATAGAATTATACTTCACGAGGAAGGCATCCTTTCCTCCGGCTACAAACTTGATAAGTCCGTTATAGATACGCTCAAGCGTTTTCTCTGCAAGAGGCTTTTCCCTGAAGATGGTAGTTCCTTCATCAGAGAAATCAAGTACATCCTTTACCGGCTTCCACTTCTCCAGCCGCGAAAACATATCTTGCCTACCACCCTTACAGTGGGTCGGTTCAGGGAATACTATCGGCAAACTCTTTTTAGCAAAGATGCCGAAGAAGCGTTTCCTTGTGGTGTAGGCACCAAAGTCGGCAGCGTTCAGGATGCGGTGCTCAAAGTTGTAACCGTACTTCTTGACATTGCGCACCCACTTCTGATAAAGCCTGCCTTTGTCCATGCTGATAGGCTTCCCTTTTTCGTCCATATCTCCCCAGCTCATAAACTCTTCCACATTCTCAATCTGAATGTAGTCAGGATCTATAACATCAATATAACGGAAGAGATGTTCTGCCAGCGTCCGGCTATCAGCATCTCTCGGTTGACCGCCTTTAGCTTTCGAGAAGTTGGTACACTCCAAAGAAGCATGAAGCATTATCATCGAATCAGGATATAATTCACGGATACGTTCAACAATAGTATTTATCGGTGAAAGCTCCAGTGTACGAATATCCTCAATGAAATGAAGTGCATCAGGAATGTTGGCATCATGTGAAAGGATAGCATTCTTATCGTGATTCACACAGCAAACTACTTTTGCACATCTATTGCCATTTAAACGGGCTTCTTCCACGCCTTCCGACAAACCACCGGCCCCACAGAATAGGTCTATGACAAATAATTCAATGTCGGACAACCCTTCTAAGCTACATAATATCTCTTTCAATGATTTCATAACTCAATCAATCTCCTTCGGTTTCCAGTCATTAGGAACTTTTGCCCATTCTCTGAAGCTACCATTGGCTACGGCGGCGTCAATTAGTTGTTTTCTTGGTTTCATAATCGTGTGTCTTTTTTCATCAGTTACAAGTAAGTCCTTAAACAATAGTCCGCTATCCAGTAGCAGACAAAATAAAAAGCGGCATACGCTGTCAGGATTGACAGAATAGTCGCTATCAGTTTTATATCTTTCATCTTCGGCTTTCCCCCTCGATTTTTATCACATTAAACATCTCTTTCACCCGGTCGGCTATATAGGCTCCATACCGTTGGGAAAACTCCTTGTCCGGGTCCAGATTGGTAGTCATGTGGGTGTAGAAACAATATCTCTGCTCATAGCGCAGTTGCAAGACGGTCTGAATGGCATTGATGCCCGTACCAAAGTGTTTGGCATCCATAGGTTCCCGTCCCACCTCGTCAATGGCAAGATTGTGCATACATGATCTGTCTGTGTATTGGTTTAACCCGACAATTCCTTTCTCGGCAAACAGCAAGGCAATCTCGGCAGCACTGGTGAACTGAAAGGTCAATCCAGCATCCGCGCCGCCAATACAATAGCGGGCGATTTTTGCCGCATAGTTCTGTAGCCCTTTCAGCAAAGTGGACTTGCCAACTCCGATAGAGCCGTGTAATAATAATCCCTTGCTTACATCCAATACTCCGGGAATCCCCCAAACCCATTGATAAAGGGCTTTCAATAATTGGCGATTACTATCATCAACCATAAAGACTGGCGAGATTGTTTTCATAGATGCAACGAGTTGATTACGCCAATATATGTCAGCCTGTACCCTGCTCCATTGCTTCTGATTAGCCTTATTTACCGAAGATGATTGATTGGATGCCGGCGGAGCTTTCGTCCGGCTTTGCATCTGTTTTCCGATTGCTTCCATTGTATTTTAAATTTAGCCATTCTTGATAATCTCTCTCCGTTCCAGTAAACACCACACCTGTCCAACCAGATTCTATCGCTCTCTCAACCTGCCTGATAGCAAATTCTTCTTCAAATTTGGAAAGTTTATCAAGTGAAAGTTGCAAAGCGTAATTAAGTTTCTTTTTCCATTTCGGTGTCTGACGAAGCGTTTCCCAAGCGGACATGAATGCTATTGAAGAAAACGGATAGACCAGAGGTTTTTCATCCTTTATCTCCTTTCGGGATTTTTTCTTTGGAAGTGGGGAGCTCTCGTGCGTATGCGCGAGACTATCCTCTTGTTTTATGTTTATATTATCTATAATATGTGGAATTTGACTTTCATCCGCAAAATTTACGGATGATATTGCGAATGATGTTATTTTATCATTCGCAAATTTTGCGGATGATGTTGAAGATGATATTGAGGAGGTGTCTATATTACTACTAACGTTTTCACCCGCAATATCATCCGAAGTTTCATCCGCATTTTTTGAGGATGATATTGCGGGAGATATTGAGGACGATATAACATCATCATCTATGCTTTTGACAAATGAATAATAGCATCCTATACGTCTATCCTTGCTGGTTTTATAGTATATGAGCTGAGCGCCAGCAAGACTTTCCCTTGATTTACGCAAAGTATTATCAGATATATCCAAATTAGCACAAAGCAGGCTACTACGGATGAAAAACACTTCTTTCCACTTCATATCATTACAGATAGCAACAAGTTCGTGATAAAGAGCCTGAGAAGCTGTAGAAAGATAAGTGTCACCCCGAACCTTACGGAGTTTGGAAATCAATTGATAGCTGTTCATAAATGAAAATATCTGTTTGCCGCACATTCATCAAAAGACTTCACACGCTCAATAAGATGTTTCTGTCTTTGTCTGAAGGCTAAATTATTATCATACTTATTATGACATTCCCTGCATAATCCAACGACATTTAAGGGATTGGTATAGTGTTCCGGGTACATACTCTTAGGAACAAGATGTGCAGCGTCCGACATCGGTCTACCACAAATTGCACAACATGGAGGTAAGTTCTTCTTTATTGCAGCAACCTCTCTATTCAACTGTGCTTGTTTCCTGCTTATCTGTCTCATGGTCAAATAAATTAGTATTACGGTGTTTTTGAATCAATCTTTCAACACGGTCTATTTCACTATCAATAAATTTTTCTTGTTTTTTTGCTGGTACGTAAAGTACCAGAGGAACGAATACAAAAATATTTCTTTTGCAAACGACGAAGTTTTACGACCTCATCATAAAATTGTTTTGCATTCATACAATGACAAGTTGTTGATTTAGAATTAAAAGCCTCGAAGCGCATTCTACGGGATATTACATATAATTCTCATGCAGTTCAGTAGCACTGCTCACTTGATAGCATCGGGAACACTATCCGCATACGCATTACAGAAATAACCATTTGCAACCGAACACTTTCATGTCCCCTTTCCAACACAAGTTTGTGGGAACAGGTGGATTCGAACCACCGACTACCGTTTGTGGTGCTCTCCCGTTAAGCTAAGAGTATATCTTGAGAGACTCGAACTCTCAACCTTCCACCACACACGGCGCTCTATCCGCTGAGCTACATTCCCTCATTTACCCGCCATATCTTCACAGACCGGGCAGGCAGGTTAACAAAGTTATCTTTCATGAACCTTCGCATGGCACTCTTCACAAAGAGTTACCAAACAACCCAAATGTTCCAATTCATGTCCGACAATAGACATACCGCCTATCTGGTAGGTTTTATGATGAATCTCCAGATTATAGGTCTTGCCACACATCCGGCAACAGTGTCCGTCACGAACACGAACCTTACGTTTTACTTCTTCCCAATAGGGGTTATTCTTCAAACTCGTCTGATACTTCGACGGCCTTCCTTTCTTGTACTTCAGTCTCGTCATAGTTCTCCTCTTTTCTCCATGGACTTTCTTCAATCGAAACTCTGTGCCACTCATGGCGTTGTATAGGAATTATCTCACCGTTATTTTCATCAAGGAAATCCTCAATCCAATGTTCTAACCATACATCCTGACCTTCCTCTTCCCAAACCTCTACAACTTCCTCGCCTTTACCAAATTTGCGAAGATTCTTACGGGTATCCTTAACCTCAATATCCGGTAATTCATACCCAAGGGATTTAAATGCTTCCTGGTTCATTTCACCCGAATTGAACAGGTCATTATATTCATGCTTAGGAATCTCTTGCACCAAAGCCAAACGAAAAGCTTCATTCACCCATGAATAATACAAATAATACCCCATTACTGGAATGCGGAAGGTATCAATCATCTTCAAAGGATAATCCTTGAGACCTTTTTTAGCCAAATTAACCAAGTCTTTGAATTGGGTGTTTAAAGCCGAAATCTTTGCTTCAAAATCTTTCTTCTCTGCATTGAATTTTGCCTTCAGACTTTCAAACTGGCTTTCAAGTTCCGGTATTTGTTCCTCGGCTATTTCACCATAATTGGCACGAATAATGGATATTTCATACTCATCCATCACCCGGTTAGCAATTACATCCTTTTCTTGGATGGTTACAAAATGTTCCGAAAGTTTTTTCTTCACATCATCCATGCAAATGCAATCAGGAAAAATCACTTCGGGGAATTTTACTGTTGTCGGTAATTTGAATATTATTTCATCCGGCAAATAATCTTTTAAATCTGTCATTTCTTATTGTTTATTCGTTTAATCATTTTCTTGCAACGCCTGCATAAATCTTGAGCGGGGGAAGTCTTAGGCGCATACTTCTCTATTCTTTCAGAACATTGCCTAAGAAGACGCTCTATCGTTTGAATATCGGTTTTGCACAGTTCCATTCATTCAAAATCATCAATGGCCACCGGATGAAGCAGTTTATGGCTCCATTCAGGAAGCTGCATGTCGATAATACCACGGGCACCTTCTTCTGCCTTGGCATCATAGCCGGGAAACCATTTCTTTTCAAAGCAATCTTTAACAATCGAAAGAGCGTAGTGATACTTATATTTCCCATTTGCCAAATCATCGGGAGACCAGAAGAGAACGGCTACATCATAAGGCTCTACCGTCTGCAACATAATCATTATAGTTACATTGAATTTTCGCCCGGTAATACTGCTCATTACTTCCTGATACATACCTTCTGAGAGCTCGTACTTGAGTTTGGCACAATCGTAGTAGAACTTACCAAGGTCATCGGCACGTGTGGTCTTAAAAGAGATTACGGCATTCACACCGATATTCTCTTCTATATTGAAATAATCCGGTCGAACCCTTACATCAAGTTGGGTTTCCTTGTCTCGTCCATAAAAAGAAACTTCCGAACAAGCACCTTTTAAAAGCTGCTGTATGATACCACCACCATACCAGTAGTAGTTCCTTTTCAGAGCATTAATAATCATGCTCATTTCTTCGCTGATGAAAGAATACCCCAAATCAATGCAGGTTTGTCTCAATCTATCCCGGTATTCTTTTAAAACATTGAAATTCCAATTAACGGAAGGAATATCATCTTCAACCTCTTTCACATAGCCTGCTTCTTTCGCTAATAGTTCATTATAATACCGAATCATAGCTAACACCCCTTCTTTGGACGCCTGATTACAATTAGGCTCTACTTTTACAAGTTCAAATAGACGTGGTTCCAGAAATGCCATGTGGGCAAAGGTTCCTAATTGAAAGTGAGGCTTCTCTTTCTCCTCAAAAACCCGTTCCCAATCATAATAGAAAGAGCGCGGTGTTTTAAGAGCATTTTTCAAATTAGAGGAAGAAATATACTTACTTTGAAGATACATTTCCATAGGGTCACGTTTTACACTTCCATTAACACTCAATTCCATCAGGTCAATATTGACAGGAGGCTCATTACAGTTCAAGGCGATAAAATCCAAAACAGTTTCTTTGGTAGGATAATCTTCCGGATTATAGGCAGAGGGGTTAAGTTCTTCCCCCTCTGAAAAATCATCAATATTAAAATCCTCCATCATCCGGCAACAGGTAGGTTAAGACGAAGAGGTCTTACAGACCAATTGTCAGACTGAAAATTATTGGTCTTATTCTTTTTCTTACCCATGTAGGTAATTTTAAGAGGCATACCACTTTTGAGAGAACCGTTTTCTAAATATTGTTCCAGAATACCAACCAACCTACGGGAACCGTTTGTCACTGTCTGAACAGTACCGTTTACTGTCTTTTCAAGAAATGTGGCACAATCCAAATCAATCAGTTCGTCCGGATTAGTTGCACTCAAGACCTTTTGTGGTTTGATTTCCACAAAAAACATTTTCTTGAACTCACCAGCATGTTCAGGCGTCCAGTAGTTGCCACACAAATCTATTGGCAACTCCTGCGCATCTTCCAAAGAAGGAAGTTCATTCTTACTTAAATCCGCTGTTTGGATTTCAAATGCAGAATCTCTTAATACTAAATCTTTCTCATTACTCATAATAGTAAAATTTAAAGGGTTAATTATTCTCTTTCTGTAGAATAGCATCTACATCACTTTTTCGGTACAATCTCTTACCTCCTATTTCCAACCTGCATAAATATCCAATTTTATGCCATCTCCATAAGGTTGACTTATCGGTATGTAGAATCTGACTTGCCTCTTTAATGGTTAAGTAGTCCTCTTCCGGTCTGATGAAAGAGTCTCTAATACTTCTCACAGTCTTTTTTACAAGATGTTCTGCGAACTCTTTCAAATCAGTGGACTTTATTGTCAAAGTAACATTGGCACCACTATTTAAAATATCCTCCATGTTCATTCTCTTACCCTTTCTATATGTTCAATTCTAAATCTTCGTAACCTCCTCATATCACCTTGTTCGTGGTAAAGTGACAAAGAAAATATACACAGTAAGCAACATGCGACGGACACACGGACTATAGGCGAAAAATCCATCGTGAGCCTCACACCGGCTATCCGTTCATAAAGCATTGTTGCAAGTTCTCTCCCATTCCGTACATGCAATATTTCAAAAGCCTTTTGCAATTGGTTATTAATCGTGCTAACCGCCCGGCATTTAAAATTGGCGATTTCCTTTTTCTCATACCCTTGTGCATACATCCGTGCTGTAATCTCGCATTCAGGGGTGAGTTCTGTGAATACCCGTTCCATAATCGTGTGAGTTAGATGACTATGACTCCCTTTTTACAACGACAATACCTTTTTTCGGATAAGACTTTGAAGTCCATTTTTTACCCTCAAGAAGATGCTTGGCATTTAGAAGTGATACGTTGTTGCGGATTGTCTCAAGTGAAGATATAGGCAGCTCTATCGTGGCTCCTCTCTTCATGTTTCTCATTTTCTCTTTACTTTCTACTTTTTCCATAAATGTTATATTAGAATGATTGGTGGGCGTTGACGGACTCGAACCGCCAATCTCCTCAAATGAGGTGTGTTAGCCATTACACCGAACGCCCCAATAAGAAAGGTGCGCTATTTTCACAAACAGCACACCCAGTACAAACACAAAATAAAACACGACAAAACAGTCCATACTAACACTTTTTACGCAACTCCATACCGGTTATCACTGCGAGTATAACAGACAAGATAAACATTGTGGATGTCAATACAATCCCCGTCATGTACAGAGGACCATCCTTTATTATGGAATTGCATAACATCATTGTCATACACAGCAATACAAGCAATGAAAAAGAGAACATAATTATCTTCATAGCATTGTCATTGCAATCAGTTCATCACTGTAGAATTCTACAAAATCGTGCTTTCCGAACTCTACCATTACTTTATCCCCATTGATGGCGCAAATCGCCCCAATCTTGCTTTCCCATCCGGGATGTTTACACTTAACCGGCATACCTATATATGGCATACGTGATTTATACATACTTTTTCCCATAATCGTGTGATTTTAAATTTTACCGCCCGTACAAGGATGAGGTAAAGCGGTGCGCACTTCGCTTTGCCCGTGGCTTTTAGTACGGTAGTAGCACTAACCTTTGCTGCGGTTGTGTACCCTACCCGATTCTCGCTATCGGATGCCAGTCTTTAGCTGTCAATAGGGCTATATTGTCGATGTGCGTGTCGGTCACCTAATCCGTCATTACTTACACCTCAAAGACTATGGTTACACATCTATTAATTGTTAAACATTGCACAGCTCGCAAGCCCCAACTTGCTTATGTGCGTTCGTTATCTTTGGTTGGCAAAAACGGCTTATGAATTACACCGTAATTGCTTTCACAGACTTATCAAAGAACCAATCAATAGTACCCTACCCGATTCTCGCTATCGGATGCCAGTCTTTAGCTGTCAATAGGGCTGTCGTGCGTGATATAATCGTGTGATTAATCATCGTAAAAGAACTTCTCGCCCGGCTTTCTGAAAAGCCTATAACTTGCATACAAGCAGCCTAATACTATCAATGCCTCTATCATACAGCCATTCTATCAAGTTGAAACTCTATGTAATCAATCTCTTCTTGAATAACCTCTAAGGCCTCTTCTTTGGTATCGGTATTACAGAAAGCACAAGCCTCTGTGTCAGACATCTTATCAACTCTATCAAGGTCTATACAAGCCTTATCCAAAGCCTTTTCAAGCCCGTAGGCTTCTACACTGTCGCATACTCTATAGTTTCTCATAATCGTGTGATTTTAGTTCATTTATACTATTTACTTATATCAACCTTTTTTCTATCTTTGTACCGTGATTGAATGATTGATGATGCAAATATAAAGAGAAAATCTTTATAAACTCTTTATTTACGAAATAAATTCTTTATATCAACTTTATTTCACTTTATGACAGGTAATGAAGTACGCTCTATCTTAATAGAGAAAGGGTTTGTATTAGCAGAAATAGCTGATAAGTTGGGCATTACAGCTCAAACACTTAATAGTAGGCTAAATGCTAAAAACTTTAAAAATGAATATATCTCTGAACTATCAAGTGTTTTAGGTATCTCATTTGAAACACAACCTTATCAGAGTATAGATAATCTTATGTCCCTAATCGAAAGCCAGCAAAGAACTATTGAGAGTTTATCACGTACCATCGAGAACCTTTCAAAGAAATAGCTATGGATATATATTCATCCAAAGAAAAAGACGATGTACTGAACAAAATCATAGCAGAAGACTATATCTCTCTTTATGAAAAAAGAGAAATGTCCATAGCCGATAATTTCCTGTCCCCTATGGGCTTAATCGAAATATCAATGAAACTTGTTATGCCCGACCATTATGTGTGCATTTCCACTCAAAAAGGGAAAGACTTCATGGCAGCCGGAGGATTTGCTCAAATTCAACAAGAAGAGAATGAGAAAGCTGAACATGAGAAAGAAAAACAAGAACTTGTCAGACTACAAAGAGAAAGCCTTGAATATCAGAAAACCATAAGGCATCAGGAAACCATAATACGGCTACATAAATACGTTGAAGCCGTATCATGGCTCATCACATTGATTATTTCCTCGATACTACTGTTTTCCAAAGGCTAACTTAATTGTTTCCCCATAGGGCTTTATCATAAGGTTATTACCTCTCATTAAAAGCCCTAATGAGTTACAAATGTATTCAGAAAACTGTTTGTCCGTCATTTCGCTGCTTCTACATTCGGAAACAAGCGATAAAACAACCGATTCGGGATTAGGGAAATATTTCCCTGATTCTAATTCGCAAAATGGGCATACTGGATTATCCATAATCTATATAGTTTAAAATTTGCATCATCAATAAGTCAAAGAACGATATCCGGCAGGGCTTTCACCTGCCAGCGGTTATGCGATTCTTATAAGGTTGAACTTCTTGAAGCTTCTGAAAGCCCCTTTCTCAGTATCCCAGTAAGTAAACATATCATCATTTTTCACCTTACCTGTACCTTTCACCTTGTCATGAATAACCTCTTCTCTCATAGTACCAAATGCCTGACGAATCTCGCCCGATACCTTCTGATAGAAAAACTGAACCGTTTTAACCTTCATAGCCTTTGACAGTTTATAAACCACCCAAGCCCTTTTTAGGCATTCTGAGAAACTCTCACCTGTTACTTTGAAGAATCTATGTGCGTTCTTCATTACCTCTCTCATGTTGTTTCTAAAATTCGTGCTCATAATCGTGTGATTTAATATGTTTATACTATTTTATCCTATCAATCTATTTTTTATCTTTGTTGCGTCAATGAATGATTGATGATGCAAATATACTATCTAAAAAGATACCATCAAAACAAGTGGTATCTTTTTGGATAGCAACAAACATTATTTAACTATTAGAGCGGTTTATACCTTATTATAATATGAAGAAAGAAAATTGGGCTTTAGTATTGAGTGGAATTGCGATAGCGATAAGCATTATTGCATTATGTATTTCTTGCCCTCACAAGGCAGAGTTAGGATTTGACTATCAAGGCGTATTGGTTGGTGTTCTATCATTACTTGTTACAATTTTGATAGGATGGAATATATATACGATAATTGACATAAAAAACACAAGAGATAAGATTGATGAAATATCAACTGGAGCATCATTCATGGTACAAAAAAACATGGCTGTTTCTGAAAACACCAACTGGATGATATATCATTATTTATTATTAGGAAAAGACCCATTGGGATTAGAATACAGATTTTTATATCATGGAGTTGCATGCTTATTCCATACATCACAATTCTCTGATATAACGACTTGCAATGTGGTAGTAAAAGGATTACTTGAATGTATAGCAAATCCTAAATCTATAACTATAACAAAAAAAGGAAAGAATGACATTCTCAAGCTTTTATCTGGCGTGAAACACACCGACAAAATAGAAGGATTCCTTGAATTATTAAATAGGATCGCTTTAGTGAACGTGAAGTAACGAAGTGGTAATCCGTCATTGATGATTGTATTTGAGAATACAACTCCTTACCTTCATCGCTGTCTAAGAATTCTGTAGAAAAACCTTCGGGAATATTCTTTTCCATAATAATAAGTAAAGCGACCAACTCCAAAGTTGCGGTTTGAAGTGAAGTCGTCTATATAATCCCTTGCGGGAACAGTTAAACAATTTAGTTGGTATCATCCGCAACTTGATTCCAGCACAAATATAAGTATCTTTTATGATACCATCAAGAACTATGGAAACTATTAAAGATAGATTTTATGCGGTAATGGAAAAGCTTGGCTTAAATGACTATAAAGTGTATACTACCATTCCAAGCATCACAAAAAATATGATGTCAAAACTTAGAACTGGGGAAACAGGAGAAGTTTCTACTAAAATAATAGCTCCATTTTGTTCGTATTATGAGAATGCGAATCCAGAATACATTCTCACCGGAAGAGGAACACCACTAAAGGAAGAAAACGCCTTGAGCGAAACAATCAATATTCCTGCTTCAAACGGGATAGCTGTAACTTCCGAAAAGGAGTATAAAGAAGCTATGGAGAAAGGATTTCATCTTCTTCCAGAAGTAACTTTCAAGTTTGCCGCCGGTCAGGCAGAATTGATAAGCAAAACAGAAGATATTACCCGTTATTGGTATCTTCCCGATTGTAAAGATTGCGAAGGAGTTGCCCAAATTGTAGGAAATTCAATGACGCCTGCGCTTCCTGCCGGATGCTGGGTTGCACTCAAAAAATACACTCTTCCTCGTAATAATCCAAATGCAATTCCATTTGGGAATATTTTCGGAGTAGTTGTTGAAGATGAAATTACCGGAGATTATCACGGTCACATTAAAGTTATTCGCAGATATAAAGACCAAGAAGTATCTCGAAAATACTGGATAGCTCATTCAATAAATGAAAAAGAGTTTGATGACTTCGATATAGAAATTGCTCAGGTTAGGAGCTTATGGATAGTTAAACAACATATTGTAAGTGATATATTATTGTAGATGATATCTAAATACTATGGGACTATATTTCAGAAAAAGAATTAAGATACTTCCCGGAGTGCACATGAATATTAGCAAATCCGGTACAAGCTGGTCAGTTGGTCCACGTGGGGCAAAAGTTAACTTTGGGAAGCGTGGCACTTATGTAACAACCGGAATACCGGGAACCGGAATTTACTCAAGAACAAAAGTCAGTAGTAATGGTATATCTAATCGTAGAATGCAATCAAGCAATATTGATTCTGGATATGAGATTAAAAATTACACAGGATGTCTTTTCTCAGCGATATGCTATGCGCTTGCAATCATATTGCCGATTTGCGGTGTGCACTTCTCTGTATCTATATTTCTTATTATAATAGGATTTGCATTGCATCTATCGTCGGTTGAAAAGAAGGAAACAGTTCAAAGCAATAATGAGGTTGACAACGGTAATAATGCCAAAGTTGTAGAAACGCCTATAAACAGGGCAATTATAGACACAGAAGAAAAAGAAGAGGAATTCATAACGGAGGAAGATGAAGAAAAAATAGAGTACCCCTCTGTAGAAAAGGTTGACATGACAAGGCTTGACCCACTATTTGAAGATGCAGCTCGATTAGTTGTTATCCACCAACAAGGTTCCACTTCATTAATTCAACGTAAATTCGCTATAGGCTATAATAGAGCAGGGCGTATTATGGACCAACTGGAATGTGCTGGTATTGTAGGAGAAACAAGTGGGATTAAAGCGAGAGAAGTTTTATGTAAAGACGAAAATGAACTCGAATATAAACTAAACCATTTGGAAAAATCTCGTTTTGAAAGACTTCAACAAAAACAGGAAGAAGAATTTGAAGAAGCATCTCAACGAGAAATACAGAATGAAAGTTCAAGATTAATTAAATTGGGCATAGATTTAGAAAAGGAAGGTATGATAAATGAAGCTATAGCTATATATGAAAAAGCTATCATACCACAACTTCCAGCAACACATCCCTATGATAGACTAATGATTCTCTATCGGAAAAAGAAAGATTATGATAATGAAGTCAGAATCATCAAGATAGCCATAAGCGTATTTATGAAAGAAAATGAACGCAGGGCAGGAAGAGTAATTGAAAATGATTCATCATTATACAAACAAGTAATGCAAGCACTTGAAACGAATGAAAGCATCAAGTATGAGGATGGGAAATGGGCTTTCGTTCAATATGACGTAATGGAGTATATTACAAGACTTGAAAAAGCCCAAAAACTGTATAAGAAATCTCAAGAACAATCTAAATTATAAAAGTCATGAAAAAATTATTAATACTACTATTTTTCATACTAATATTCGGTAGTTGTACAACCAATTATTTTTTATGTGAAACCGCAGGTCCTGTAAAGTTATACGCATCGCCAAATACTAACTCGACATATATAGAAGTACCTGTTGGCAAAAACTTAATTTCAACAGGAAAATACAAGAAATACAGAAGAGCTAAATACGGTAACAAAAGAGGTTATGTATATAAAACAAGATTCCTATCAGAAAAGAAAATTCGTTCTTTATCTGATTGGAATTTTGATTCTGAAACATCTACATATAAATATTCGCATTCTAATCATGCACTTAATAATTCAACAAAATATAAGTATAAGCCAACATCAACTGGTGGTACTGTCCAAGTTAAAGGATACTATCGAAAGGATGGAACTTATGTTAAGCCACATACAAGAAGAGCTCCTTCTAGGAGAAAATAACAAACTAAATATCTAAGATTATGAAAAGAGGAATAATACTATTTTTTTCTTTCTTATTTCCTTGCTTGTTAAATGCCCAACTTTCCACTCAGCAAGATACCATAAGATATGTTATGGCAAATCTAAATTTGAGAGAGTCTCCTAATACGACCTCTGCTATTATTACTCAAATACCTAAAGGCACTCAAGTTACCATAGATGAAGACTGTGAATGTAAATGGATTCCGATAAACTATAATGGATACATAGGATATGTTTCGACTAAATACCTTTCAAAAGAAAAAATAGAATGTACTACTACATACAATAACAGTACGTCTATTAAATATTATACAAATTCAAAGGGAGAAAGAGTACAACCTCAAATCCGCAACTAAGCTCTTCAGCGTCCTTCTTGCGTCTAAACGTCCTCTCATCACTGAATTAGCAGAT